GGCTTCAACACTTCAAGTTGATGGTGCAATTACTTCTGGTGGTGTTATAACAGGTACAGCATTCACCGCAGGAAGTGCTGTTCTTGCTGAGGCAGAACTAGAACTATTAGATGGTTTGACTGCTGGTACAGCAATCGCTAGTAAAGTTGTTACAACAGACGCTAATATAGATTCAACAGGTATGAGAAATCTAACGATCTCTGGTGAACTAGACGCTGCTACACTAGATATTTCTGGTGCAATAGATGTTGCTGGTACAACAAATTTAGATGTCGTAGACATTGATGGTGCTGTTAATATGGCAACTACTGCTTTAGTCACTGGAGTATTAACTACAACTGCAGCTACAGTATTTAATGGTGGCTTTGCGTCTAATGCAGATTCATCAATAGGTGGAACGACACCAACACTTACAATAGGTGATGGTGGTGCTGAAGATGCTAAGATTTTATTTGATGGTAATGCACAAAACTTTTACATAGGACTTGATGATTCAACTGATAAACTAACTATTGGTCTAGGTAATGCTTTAGGTACTACTCCAGGATTTACAATGGATGAAAACACTAATGTAGTATTTCCTGATAATCAAGTTACAATTCAAACTACAGGTACTGGTGACCATTTAACTTTAGTATCTACTGATGCTGGTGCTGGAAGTGGTCCTACTCTTAAAATGTTTAGAGATAGTGCTACAGCCGCTGACGGGGATAACTTAGGTTTTATTAAATTTTTTGGTAAAGAAGAAAGTGATGGCGGTGTAGTTGGTTATTTACAACTACAAGGAAAAATTGTTGATAGTGCTGATGGTGCTGTTGATGGTGCATTAAATGTAGAACTTGCTATTAATAGTTCAGGTAAAAGTGCAATGCTTTTAGGACCAACTGAAGCTGTCTTTAATAACGATAGTGTTGATATAGACTTCCGAGTAGAATCCAATGATAACGCATATCAATTATTTGTTGATGCCGCAAATAACAAAATTTATACGGGTTCTGGATCAGGTAATAGTATTGATAATATGCATTTACAACTACAAAATCAAGGTTTGACGGTTAGTAGTTTTGCAAATGATGGTAATTCTAATGAAATACATTTTATTAAATCAAGAAATACTACAGTAGGAAGTAGTACTGTTGTTGCTGATGGTGACCAAATAGGTAGTATTATATTTCAGGGTGATGATGGTACTGATTATGCTACACCTGCTGCTTCTATTCGAGGAATTGTAGGAGGTACTCCAGGTGGTAATGATATGCCAGGAGCATTAATTTTTTCAACAACTGCTGATGGTGCCGCAGCTGTTAGTGAAAGAATGAGAATTACAAGTGCGGGAATAGTAGGAATTGGGGCAACCGCAAGTGCTGTTGATTTAGGTGTTGGCTTACATATTAGAACTGCTGATAGTGGTGCTAGTGTAGCTGCCGATTGTGATGAATTAGTTATAGAAAACTCTGCTAATGCAGGTATATCAATACTTAGTGGAACATCAAACAACGGAAGAATCTCTTTTGGTGATAGTGGTGGTAATCAAATGGGCCAACTTAAATACGAACATTCAGTTAATTCTTTAATTTTTAATTCTAATGCTACCGAAGCATTGCGTATAAGTACATCACAAGTATTATCTACTGGTGCTGAAGCTAGTCCTGATACAACTAATGGTGGAATTACTATACAAACAAATGCTGAAGATGGTGCCGCCTTTACATTAAAAAATTCTGATATTGCACACGGTATTACAGGTGGTGGTGGTTATCAAACTGATACTTATGGCGTATTTCTAAAGAATAGTGCTGCAAATGGCGGTTTAAGAATACAGTCTGCTTCTGAAGATGCTATATCATTTAAACATGAAGCGTGGGCTACTGGAACAAATACTGCTGAATCTGGTGCCTCTACTTCTGCTTGGTGTGTTGATGCTCGTATAAAGAATAACGATACTGTAGCAAGTTTAGCTGCTGATGATAATCTTGCTTCTTTTAGAACTAGTGATGTTGCTCAATTTATTGTTAAAGGTGATGGCGAATTATTTAGTAATACCTCTGCAACTGTTGGTACTTTTGATGCTTACGAAGATGCTCAATTAGTTCGTGCATTTGATTTATCTCATATGAAGGGTGTTATTGATTCTAAATTTGACAAGTTTGTACAGTACAATAAAGATGATTTACAAAAAGCAAAACTTATTGGCACAGATGAAAACGGTAATGCTACAGCAATGGTAAACATTACAGGTATGAGTAGACTTCACAATGGTGCTATATGGCAACAGTATGAGGCAACACAAAAATTAACACAGGCGATGTTTGAGTTAGCAAAAGAAACACTTGGTGAAGAAAAAGCAAAAGCAATATTAGAGAAACACGAAGTTAAATTATTAAACTAATAGGAATCTAAGAATGGCAACGATACAAAATATCACTATCGACCAAGATTGTGATTTTACAGAAACATTGACAGTTAAAGATTCAACTGGTACGGTTGTTGACCTAACAGGTAAAACAATCACTAGTAAAATGAGAAAGACTCATCTTTCTACAGCTGCATTTACTTTCACAACTGCTGCTGTAGTTGCAACTGATGGTACTTGCTCAATCGCAATGACTGATACAGTAACCGCAGGGTTACCTGAAGGTCGATATGTATGGGACTTGACAACTACTGATTCAGGAGGTTTAGTCACTCGAAGAATCGAAGGAAGGGTTACCGTAACACCAAGCGTAACTAGGTAACTTTATGTCAGATGATACAACTCAAAGATATATTGATGGAGAAAAGAATTGGATTAATAATGCTATTGGAAAAGTTCCAAACATCAATAAAAAGATTACAGGCGAAGTTAGTATTATCGAAGAAATAGATATTGATGCCGATATCGAAAAACAAATCACACAACTACAAGAAGCAAAACTAAAAGTTGCTGAAACTGAAATTGATCTTTTCACAAACATTTCAAAGAAACAAGCACAGGTAAAAGAAGAAGTTAATGTTCAAAATGAACTTGGCAATTTCTTTTCTACAATCACTTCTGAAAAGAAAGAACTTAAACATAAGATAAAAAAAGAAGAAGTTAAGATTGCTGAAGTTGAAAAGTTATTTGATACACTTTCTGCACCTAAAAAGAAAAAGAAAGTTATTCAGAAAAAGTTATTAGTTGAACCTGAAAAGATTCAAGAACCGATAATTGAAGAAGAAATTGTTATTGATAAAACACCAGAAGAACTTACATTTATAGAAAAAGTATCAAAACAACTTTCTGATATGAAGGTATCGAAAAAACTAGATGAAGATAAAATTAAATCATTAGAGTCAGTTGATACTTTAGACAAGTTAAAAAGAGAGTTTCTTAACTTCAAAGATATTATTGCTAAACAAATGTCATTTACTGGCGGTGGTCTTGATACAAACAAGATTTCTGCTGATCTAGTACCGACTACTGCAAATACATTTAGTTTAGGTTCAGCAGATAGACCTTGGAAAGATTTACATTTATCTGGTTCATCTTTAGTTATTGGTGGAGTTACAATGGACTCTACCGAACTGACTGTATTAGATAATGTTACGACAGGAACAGTTTCTGCTAGTAGGGCAGTTATTGTTGACTCTAGTAAAGACATTACAGGATTTAGAAATGTAACCGCAACTGGTACATCTACATTTGGAAGTTTATCTGACGGATCAATAACCATAACGGCGTTTATTGATGAAGATAACATGGCGTCAAATTCGGCAACACTTGTGCCAACGCAACAATCAGTCAAGGCATATGTTGACGCTGCAGATCCGATTTTAAACTTTAGAGCAGATGATGAAAAAAGTTTAAACATACAACTAGCGAGTGAAACAATGCTGTTTGCTGGGGGTACGGGCATGGAAACGAGTAGTAGTGGCAACACTATAACAGTTAGTATTGATTCCTCAGTTGCAACGAAAAACTTCTCTATTGCACAGGCTATCGCATTAGGATAAATACTAAATAGTAGTATAAGGAAAGAAAATTATGGCAAAACCAACCACAAAAGCAACATTTAAAGAGTACTGTTTAAGAACTCTTGGTAAACCTGTTATTGACATTAATGTTGATGACGACCAAGTAGATGACCGAATAGATGAAGCAGTTCAGTATTTCGCACAATACCATGTAGATGGTGTTGAAAGAATGTATTTAAAGTATCAAGTTACGGCAGATGATGTAACCAGAATGACTGCGGATGCGTCTGAATCAGTTACTAGTAACGGTGTAACAACAGCATGGAAAGAAGGTCAGAACTTTCTTATAGTTCCAGATTCTGTTATTTCAGTTGTCAATATCTTTCCACTATCTGACAGAGCAAACTTAAATATATTTGATGTTAGATATCAATTGAGATTAAATGATTTATATGATTTTTCATCTACAAGTATTGTACATTATCAGATGACAATGCAACATCTAGACTTTCTTGACCACATATTAGTAGGAGAGAAACCTATGAGATTTAATCATCTATCTAATAGATTATATATTGACCAAGACTGGAAAACAGATATTACAGCTGGTGAGTTTTTAATTATAGAAGTATATCGTCAATTAGATCCAGATACATTTACTGATATCTATAACGATATATATTTAAAAAGATATGCAACTGCATTGATTAAAAAACAATGGGGTCAAAACTTATCTAAATTTTCAGGTACGGCAATGCTTGGTGGTGTTACGCTTAATGGTCCTGAATTATTTTCTACTGCAATTGCAGAGCAAGAAAAACTAGAACAAGAAATTAGAAGTAATTACGAAGAACCACCACATATGCAACAAGGATAATTGAATGCCAACTAATGTCTATTTTGACACTGGCACTACTTCTGAGCAAAGATTATACGAAGATTTAATAATCGAACAGCTTAAGATTTACGGTCAGGATGTCTATTACTTACCTAGAAAAATTGCGAATAAGGATACTATCTTCGGAGAAGATCCTGCTTCGTCTTTTGATGACTCGTACATTATTGAAATGTATGTTGACAATACCGATGGGTATATGGGTGAGCAAGAGATCATTAGTAAGTTTGGTTTAGAATTACGAGATGATATTAAGTTTACTGTTTCTAAATTGAGATGGGAAACTTTAGTCTCTAACAATAGTGATTTAGTTACTGGAAGACCTCAAGAGGGTGATCTAGTTTATTTCCCTACTACAAATGCATTTTTTGAAATAAAGTTTGTTGAACACGAGCAACCTTTCTATCAACAAAGTGCGTTACCTGTTTATAAACTATCTTGTACTAAATTTGAGTACAGTTCAGAAAGAATTGATACAGGTATTGTAGAAATTGATAGTACTGAAGATTCACTATCTACTGACACAATGAACTTCCAGTTTAGTTTAGAAAATGAGACTGGCTCATTTGTGATTGAAAGTGACATTGGTAAAATTGAATATCTTATCAATGAAGGATTTTCTATGTCAACACAACAACCAGTAGATCAAGGTTTGATATTTGAAGAACAGGCAGGCACAACAACATCATCAACAACTGATGATATATTAGATTTCAGCGAAAGAAATCCATTTGGAGAGGTTGACGATTACTAATGTTTGGACAACACTTTTACCATAAACAAATTCGCAATACTGTGATTGCATTTGGAACAATATTTAATAATATTAATATTAGGCGTTTGGACTCTAGCGGAAATCCATTGCAGAATATTAGAATACCATTATCGTATTCACCTAAAGAAAAATTCTTAGCAAGATTAGAACAACAAGCAGATTTAAATGGAGACGATTCAAGCGTGGCAATAACTCTACCTCGTATGTCATTTGATATCGTTGGTTATGCTTATGATCCTGCTCGTAAATTAAATAAAAATCAGAAGATTAGTAATGTAAAACCTACTGGTGATACCACTAAGTTAAATACACAATTCTCACCTGTGCCTTACAATGTAAGTATATCTTTAAATGTATTTACTTCTAATTCAGATGACGGTCTACAAATTATTGAACAGATACTTCCATACTTTCAACCAGACTATACAGTTACAATGTTTGAAAACAAAGAGTTTATGGATTCAAAAAGAGATATACCATTTATATTGAATAGTGTAGATTATGATGATACTTACACAGGTTCACTTACAACAAATAGAAGAATAATATATACGCTATCATTTACTGCAAAAATTTATCTGTTTGGTCCAATAAGTACAAGTTCTGTTATCAAAAAAGTTTCAGCAGATTTATACACAGATTTACAAGGTAAAAATCCTTCTCGTAGTGAGAGAGTTACGGTTACACCTAACCCAACCTCAGCAGACAAGGATGATACTTATACATATACAGAAACACTTTCATTCTTTGATGATAATTTAAACTATGATGAGAGTACAGGCGAAGATAAGTAATAGAGGATTTATAAAATGAGCACAATTGACGATAAATTAAATGAAGTTTTAGGTATTGCAGAAGAAGTGTTTGAAGAAAAAAAAGAAGTTGCAATCGTACCTTCTAACATTCCTGAGAATACTACTCCAGATGTTGACTTTGAAACTGGCAGAGAAAACTTATACAAACTACTTGCAAAAGGTAATGAAGCAATTGATGGTATACTTGCATTAGCAAAAGAAGGTGAACACCCTCGAGCATATGAAGTTGCAGGACAATTGATTAAGACTGTAAGTGAAGTATCACAAGACTTATTAAATCTACAAGATAAGTTGAAAAAAATTAAAGATGTTCCAAGTAATGCACCGAAAAATGTAACTAATGCATTGTTTGTCGGCTCTACTACAGAATTAACAAAACTATTAAAGAAGAAAAACTAATGAAATTTTTTAGACCGGGCATAGAAGAAAGAATTACTTTACCATTTCCACCAGCAAGAGATGAAGATGAGATATCTCGATTAAAAGATATTATTCGAAATCGAACTGCTAAAGATGTAAAGTCTATACGAGACCACGATGAGATACCGTTTTATGCATTAAAGAAATATTGTGAAGAAAATGGTTTAATATTTCATGGAGACGAATTTAGTGACTTAATTAATCAGTCTGTTCCGATTATTTTACATTTTAAAAAAATGTTTAATCGTAGAAGACCAACTGAAGTTGATAATAAATTAAATACATTACCAAGTAAAACAAACAAAACACCTTCTTATCCAAGTGGACATTCAACACAAGCAAGACTTGTTGCAAGATATGTTGCTGGTAAGTTTCCTGAACACGAAATCGAACTACTTAAAAGAGGCGATGAGTGTGGTATGGGAAGAGTACAAGCAGGGTTTCACTATCCAACAGATGATGAAGCAGGTATATTACTTGGCGAAAAACTATATGTATTTTTAAACAAAGATGATTATGAAAACTGAGCAATACTTAGGAAATCCAAATCTCAAAAAAGCACACTCAAAATCAAGATTTACTAAAAATCAAATACAAGAAGTTTTGAAGTGTTTGGATAACCCGAAACATTTTATAGAGAATTACTTAAAGATTGTTACCATTGATAAAGGTCTTGTGCCTTTTGAGATGTATGACTTTCAACGAGATATGGTGGATACATTTCACGCAAATCGTTTCTCTATTTGCAAACTACCGAGACAAAGCGGAAAATCGACAATTATTGTCTCCTACCTCTTACATTATGTTTTATTTAATGACAATGTTAATGTTGCGATTCTAGCCAATAAATCTTCTACTGCAAGAGATTTACTAGGCAGATTGCAACTTGCATATGAATACTTACCTAAATGGATGCAACAAGGAGTTCTCAACTGGAACAAAGGTTCTATTGAATTAGAGAATGGAAGTAAAATTATAGCTGCAAGTACTTCTTCAAGTGCTGTTCGTGGTAGTACATTTAATATTATATTTCTAGATGAGTTTGCATATGTACCAAACAATATTGCAGAAGAATTTTTTAGTTCAGTTTACCCAACAATATCTTCAGGACAATCATCTAAGGTTATGATCGTTTCTACACCACACGGAATGAATATGTTTTATAAGATGTGGATGGATGCAACAAATAAAAGAAATGATTATGTGCCGATTGAAGTGCATTGGTCAGAAGTTCCTGGTCGAGATGAAGCATGGAAAGAACAGACAATACGAAATACAAGTGAGGCACAGTTTCAGACCGAGTTTGAATGTGAGTTCTTAGGTAGTGTTGATACTCTTATCAATGCAAGTAAGATTAAGACAATGGCTGTTGTAGACCCACTAATTAGAAGTTTAAATGGTACTTTAGATGTTTATGAGAAACCGATTAAAGGTAATATCTATGTAATGACAGTTGATGTCGCAAGAGGTGTTGGAAATGACTACTCAGCATTTGTTATACTTGACGCCACGAAGGCACCTTACAAAATCGTTGCAAAATATCGAGATAACGAAATCAAACCATTAATCTTTCCAAGTATTATGAAGAAAGTTGCTGACGCATATAATCAAGCATTCATATTAATTGAGATCAATGATTTAGGTCAACAGGTTGCAGACGCTATGCAATTTGAATTAGAGTATGATAATATGTTAATGGTTACACAAAGAGGAAGATCAGGTCAAGTATTAGGTGGAGGATTTAGTGGTAGAGGTAGTCAATTAGGATTAAGAATGACTAAGGGAACAAAAAGAATTGGAACTTCTAATCTAAAAAGTTTAATTGAGGGTGATAAACTCATAATTCAAGATTTTGAAATCATAGCAGAATTATCAACTTTCATTTCTAAAGGAAAATCTTTTGAAGCAGAGAGTGGTGCTTCAGATGACCTTGTAATGTGTTTAGTTATATTTTCATGGTTGGCAAATCAAAGATATTTTAAAGAACTAACAGATGTAGATGTTCGAGGACAGATGTTTACCGATCAGAAAAACGCAATTGAGGCAGATATGGCCCCGTTTGGTTTTATAGATGACGGAATAAATGATCCAGAAGGTAATAATTCGCAGTTTTATGATGATACTGGACAGTTGTGGAGTCCTGTAACCTCTCGCAGAGGGGAAAACTAGAGATTTGGGATCATATAAATATCTACAAAGGGTTATAACTAAATTAAAAAAACTTAATATTAAGGAGAACTAAAATATGGCTTTTCAAGTATCACCAGGTGTTCTCGTAACTGAAAAAGATTTAACGAATATCGTTCCAGCTGTCTCTACAAGTAGCGGCGGAATTGTAATCACGGCAGAAAAAGGACCAATTGATGAGGTAACACTTATCTCTTCTGAAAAAGAATTGGTTGACAATTTTGGTAAACCAAATAGTTCAAACTTTGAAGAATGGTTTACTGCTGCAAACTTTTTAGGATACGGAAACAATCTGAAAATAGTAAGACCAATTACAGGCGTAGTAAATGCTGCTGTATCTGGTACTGCTGTTCTAATAAAAAGCACTACTGACTATCTAGACAACTACTCAACAGGACAAGGAAGTGTTGGATCATATGCTGCAAGAGAAGCAGGTACACTTGGAAACAGTTTAAAAGTTTCACAATGTACTAACTCTACTGCTTTCGGACCACACTCAATGAGTGGTAATTTAGTTGCTGACACTTCTGCAGCTATCGGAGATACATCAATAACTGTTGACGATGGTAGTTTAATGCAAGTTGGTGACATACTAGAATTTGGGGATGCAAGTAATGTACCTTCAACTGACGGTGCACCTTCAGGACACTATTATAAAATAACTGCAATATCAACTCATGTATTAACAATCGCAAGATTCAATCCTCAGACAGGAGTTACAGAATCAGGTGGTTTAAGACACGCTGTTGTTGATAATGCTAAAGTACTAAGACATTGGGAATTTTATTTCAACTTTGCAAATGCTCCCACAACAACAGATAATGTTGCGGCTGCTGGTGGTTCACTAGATGAACTACATATCGCTGTAATAGACGAAGATGGTGGAATTACTGGAACTGCTGGAACTATTTTAGAAACTTTTGAAGGCGTTTCACAGGCTTCAGATGCTAAAACTGCTGAAGGTTCAAGTAACTTTTACCCTGATGTAATCTATGCACAATCAAAATTTGTGTATTGGATGGATCACGAAGCAACATTGGCGAACGCTGGAACTGCTAAAAAAGGTACAACTTTTGATAACACTCTAGGGGATGCATTTGTTGTGAAATCTTCTTCACTTGCAAACGGTACAGATGATTACACTGCTACTAATGGTGAAATCGCTGCTGCATATGAAAAATTTGCTGATACAGATGCTGTTGATTTGAGTTTACTAATGTGTGGACCATCTCAAACAAGTGCTGATGCTACAGGCGATACAAAGGCAACTGCTGTTATGGATATTGCAACCGCAAGAAAAGATTGCGTTGCATTTATTTCACCAGCAAGAGCTGATGTAGTTAATGTTGCAAATGCAATAACACAAGCTGCTAATGTAAAAGCATTTGCTCAAGGTTTACCTTCGACATCTTATGCTGTTCTTGATAGTGGTTACAAATATATGTACGATAGATATAATGATGTTTTCAGATTTGTACCTCTTAACGGAGATATTGCTGGACTTTGTGCTCGTACAGATAATGTTGCTGACGCATGGTTCTCACCAGGCGGATTCAATCGTGGACAAATTAGAGGTGCTGTTAAGTTAGCATTCAATCCTAATCAAACTCAAAGAGATGAATTATACAAAAACAGAGTAAATCCTGTTGTTGCATTTCCTGGGCAAGGTACAGTATTGTTTGGTGATAAAACTGCTCAAACTAAACCGTCTGCATTTGATCGTATCAATGTTCGTAGATTGTTTATCGTTCTTGAAAAAGCGATTGCTACTGCTGCTAAATTTCAACTATTTGAATTCAATGACGAGTTCACTAGGGCACAATTTAGAAACTTAGTAGAACCGTTTATCAGAGATGTACAAGGCAGAAGAGGTATTACTGATTTTGCTGTAGTATGTGATACTACTAATAACACAGGTGATGTGATTGATAGAA